GGCATGTGGCGTTGCTTCAAGCAACATCTCATATAAATAATCAAATTCCTTCGCGTCTTCTCCATCAAAAAGAAATTTACGTGGATTTCCGGTTTTAAAAAATTCATAGCCACCTGAAATGAAAAATTCCAAAGTGCTAAGTATGGCAGATAATAAATCAGAAACATCTGCATGTTTCTTAAGTGTTCCTATTCGAAATAAATTAATTCCTTTTACAGTAACACTTAAATGTTTTCGGTCAATAAAACCCATAGTTGCGATGATTGAAATTAATTCTGAAACCTTTTCAAAAGCAGGTGATTGTTTAGCAGCTTCCCAATTATTTAAATATTCGGGTAACTTAGACACCCACTGTGTATCTTTGTTATCATCATCAAATTCAGCTTGCTGTTCAAATGGATTAAAACCAAATCGTTCTTTAAAATAAGCTATCTGTGCACTTGAAAAATTCAAAGTGTTTTTAACTGATTTTTGTGACAATTCGGGTATAATACTTGTAATGGCAAGTGTTAGTGTCGCAATGATTTTTGACGGTCTTTTCTCTTTATGAAGCAAATGAGCTACAGAAACAACAGATGCTAATTTATTAGACATTAAAGCTATTGTATCAGGATCTGTAAATGATCTGTGCATATTACGCTCTACATCATTAAAAAGAGAAGCAATGGAATATTTAATGCGTGTTTTATCTTTTTCATCACATTTAAATAAACCTTGTTGAACATAATTGTTATTTTGAAGTTTATCGTCTTTATGTACCTTTTTATTGACATTTAAGGCACGATTACGTTCTTTGCGACGCTCAGTGTGCGCCGACTTTTGGCGTTTCTTAAATTGATCCCTACGAACTTGTTTGGAGTTAGACTCACTTTGTAGTTCATAAGGTAAGAAACTATATATCTGAAATAGTATTGCTACTACCAGTGACCTTTTGACATTTTCGATTTTTTCTCCGCAAATTTTGAATAAATTCATGATTAAAAATAGTAAGGTCGTGCCAAATAAATAACTTTTCTTCAAAAGTTGGAATAAAACTAATTCATTAGTCTAAAAATATTGCCTGGTCAGCGTCGGGTAGAGGTAATTAAAAATCGGGCATGTCGGCCCTGGTACAGCGGTGTACTGCACCTTAAATTATACTTACATCCTTCGCATATTCCGGTTATAATAAGATCTTGGGGTACGTTCCATTAAAACACCT